CTGACACACGACATTTCGCAAAATTGAGAATTCGCTAAATGCCTAACAAAACTCGACTTAGGGCACCCGCCAAACCGAAGCCGGCATCGCTTGACATTCCCGGGCCGTCACTGGCCGACCTGCAGCACGATCCGACGAACCGCCGGCTCCATCCGCACCGCAACGTCGCGATGCTGGTCGATGCGCTGCAAAAAGTGGGCGCGTCCAGGTCCATCGTCATCGACGAACACAACACGATTCTGGCCGGCAACGGGATTGCGACCGCTGCGGCCGAAGCCGGCGTCACGAAGCTGCAGGTCGTCGACGTCGAGGGCGATACGCTGGTCGCCGTCCGGCGGCGCGGCCTGACCGACGAGCAAAAGCGCGACCTTGCCCTGTTCGACAACCGGACCGCCGAGCTAGCGGAATGGAACGCCACGCAGCTGGCCGACGACCTGAAGAACGGGGCCGACCTGTCGGCGTTTTTCCTCGACGGCGAACTGGCGTCGCTGGGCGTGCTGGGCGACGGCGTTGCCGATCCGCAGCGGGAGTGGACCGGCATGCCCGAATACACGCAGGAAGATCAGGGGCTGGCGTTCCACCGCATCGCCGTGCACTTCAAAGACGAAGCGGCGATGAACGAGTTCGCGAAGCTGGTCGGCCAGCCGGTCGGCAAGCACGTGCGCTACATCTGGATTCCGGCGCAGGTCGACGAAGTGTTCCGCGACAAGGAGTATCGCGAAGTCCCACCCGGCGAAAAATATCCACCGTTCGAAGGCACCGACCTGATGAGCGGCGACGAAAACAAACCGTGAACCCCCGCTATCCGCTCTACATCGTGTCGAAAGGCCGCTATGAGAGTCGGCAGACTGCGCGGGCGCTGGACGCGATGCACGTCCCGTATTCGATCATCGTGGAAGCACAGGAAGCCGACGCGTATCGGGCCGTCATCGACCCCGCGAAAGTGCTCGTCCTCGATCCGGCCTATCAACGCGACTACGATCCGTGCGACGACGTCGGCGACGCGAAAAGTAAGGGGCCTGGTCCGGCGCGGAATTTCGCATGGGACCACTCGCTCAGTCGAGGCGCGACGTCGCACTGGGTCATGGACGACAACATCTCGCTCTTTGAACGGCTGAACCGGAACACGAAGATCCGGCTGGCGACCGGCACCGGCTTTGCGCTGATGGAAACCTTCGTCGACCGCTACGCGAATATTGCGATGGCCGGCCCGCAGTACGACTTTCTGATCGTCCGGAAAAAGCGGCATGCTCCGCTGCGGCTGAACACGCGCATCTACAGCTGCAACCTCATTCGCAACGACCTGCCGTTCCGCTGGCGCGGCCGCTACAACGAAGACACCGACCTGTCGCTGCGGGTGCTCAAGGCCGGCTGGGTCACGGTCCTGTTCAATGCCTTCCTCCAAAAGAAGACGCAGACGCAGACGTTGCCCGGGGGCTGCACGCGCGAATTCTACGAACGCGAGGGCACGGGGCCGAAATCGGCGATGCAGGTCAAGTTACATCCCGATGTGTCGTCGGTCGTGATCCGGTTCGGCCGGATTCACCATCTGGTCGACTACCGACCGTTCGCGGGTAATAAGCTGGTCCGGCGTCCCGGCGTCCAGCTGCCGGACGGGGTCAACGAATACGGCATGGAGCTGGTGAACCGATGAATCAGCGCCAGCGGGTCCGCGAGTCGTGGGTCGCATGTATCGTCCGCGCCATCCGACTCGGCGATGGTGATGCGGCCTATCGGCTGACCGTCGGCATGGTCCGGCGGCTGCGCGACTTTGGATTTCCGCTATGAGAGGCCGCAAGCCGACGCCGTCGGCGATTCACATCCTGCGGGGCTTGCCCGGTCGCCGGAAACCGTCGGCCGACGAACCGCAGCCCGATCCGGTCGTCGACCTGCAGCCCCCCGACTGGCTCGACGCCTCCGCGCAAGCCGAATGGACGCGCGTCGCCCCGATGCTGCAGCGGCTGGGCGTGCTGACCGAATCCGACGTCGGGGCGCTGGTCGGCTACTGCAGTGCGTGGGCGACCTGGAAGGAAGCCACGCAGCAGATCCGCAAGTGGGGGATGGTCCTAAAAGACAAAGACGGCGGCATCCCGGTGGTCAGTCCCTACGTGAAGATCGCGCACGATGCGCTGATGCACATGCGGGCGTTTCTGGTCGAGTTCGGGATGACGCCGTCGTCGCGGGCGCGGATTCACGCGCCGAAGAAAGGCGTCCTCGACACGCCGGCCAGTAAGTGGGTGGGGCTGAAGTGACGAAGACCGAAATCTCCGTCCGCCTCGCACGTCTCAGTCGTCTGGCGACCGGACCCGACGAACTGGCATTGCGGGTGGCGGCTGCATGTATCGGGACGAAACGCGAGGCCGAGGTCGCGCATATCGTCCGCGCGGTCGACGACTGGGGCTGGCTCGTCGGGCCACAGGTCGCGCCGCTGGGGGCACGCCAATGAAACGCAACGCCGGCAGCGACCGCGCCGTCGCCATCATCAACCGGCTGACGCATACCAAAGGCCCGTTCGCCGGCCGGTCGTTCGACCTGCGCCCGTGGCAGGAGCGGGATATCGTCCGGCCGCTGTTCCAGACGCACGACGGCCGACGCCGGTACCGGCAGTGCCTGCTGATGATGCCGCGCAAAAACGGCAAGTCAGAACTGGCGGCAGCGTTCGCGATCTTCGGCCTGATGTTCGACGGAGAACTCGGCGGCGAAGTCTACTCCGCAGCGGCCGACAAAGAGCAGGCGGCGTTGGTCTTCAACGTCGCCGCGCAGATGATTCGCAACGATCCGGAACTGGAAGCCGACGTCGAAATCATCGATTCACAGAAGCGCATCATCCACCGCAAAAGCGGGAGTTTCTATCGGGCGATTTCGGCCGAGGCCTATTCGAAGCACGGCTTCAATGCGTCGATGGTGATCTACGACGAACTGCACGCCGCGCCGAACCGCGAACTCTACGACGTCCTGACGACGTCGATGGGCGCACGGGCGCAGCCGTTGCTCATCGCCATCAGTACGGCCGGCTTCGACCGGCACTCGATTCTGTGGGAACTGTACGCGCATGCGCTGAAGGTCCGCGACACGCCCGACCTGGACCCGACGTTTCTGCCCATCATTTACGAAGCGCCGGCCGACGCCGATTGGCGCAGCGAAAAAGTGTGGAAGAAAGCGAATCCGGCGCTGGGCGATTTCCGCAGCTTTGAGGAAATGCGGACCCTTGCCGCCCGCGCGAAGGAAATCCCCGCGCAGGAAAACACCTTCCGCCGGCTGTATCTGAATCAATGGACCGAACAAGCGTCGCGGTGGATGACGATGACGGCGTGGGACGCCTGCCGGACGCCGTTGCCGCTCGTCGACTATTGGAGCCGGCTGACGCATCGGCGGTGCTGGATCGGCCTGGACCTGTCGAGCACGACGGACCTGACGGCGCTGGTCGCCGTCTTTCCGGATGAGACGGGCTTCGATGTACTGGCCCATTTTTTTGTTCCACGTGAAACGATCCGCGCCCGGTCGTTGCGCGACCGCGTGCCGTACCCCGAATGGGAACGACTGGGCTACCTGACCGCGACGGCCGGCGAAGTCGTCGACTACGAGGCCGTGCGCCGCCAGCTGCAGCTGTGGGCCACGCAGTACGACGTCCGCGATATCGCCTTCGACCCGTGGAATGCGACCGACCTCGTCACGCGGCTGCAGGAACAGGACGGGTTTACCTGCGTGCCGATGCGACAAGGGTTTCCGTCCTTGGCGGCACCGACGAAGTCGCTGGGCAAGGCCATCATCGGCCGGACGCTGCGGCACGACGGCCACCCCGTCCTGCGGTGGAACATCAGCAACGCCGCGACCGAACAGGACGCCGCCGGGAATTTGAAGTTGTCGAAGGCGAAGTCGACCGAACGGATCGACGGCGCGGTCGCGCTGGTGATGGCGATTGACCGCATGGACCGCAGCACCGCGACGCCGCCGGCCAACTTCCAGATGGTGATGCTCGGATGAAGACGCCGGCCCTGCGGAAGAAGACCGGCCGGCCCCCGTTGGCCGACGCGCCGGCCGACAAGCGCATCACCGTCCGCGTGACGGCCGCGCAACGGCTGGAACTCCGACGGGTCGCCTCCGACAATTCGACTGGCATGTCGGGCGTCATCCGCGAAGCCGTCGACGAATACGTGGGCGATTACAGCGACCGGCGACCTTTCGTTCGAACAAAACGCTGAGTCGGCCCCATCCTTGCGGGCGTGCCCCCGGTCGACACGCTGAACCGCGCGTACGCGGTCCTCCACGTCAAAGCGGTCGACCACGAACTGCGGACCATCACCGGGACCGCGACGACGCCCGAACCTGACCGCATGGGCGACGTCATCGAGCCGCTGGGCGTCACGTTCAAAAATCCGCTACCCCTACTGCTGTACCACGACACGAAAAAGCCGGTCGGACAGGTCACGTTCCAGGCCCCGACCGCCAAAGGCGTCGACTTCGTCGCGACGTTGCCGACCGTCGACGATCCGGGGACCGTCCGCGACCGCATCGAAGAAGCGTGGCAGTCGCTGAAGGCCGGCTTGCTGGCCGGCGTCTCCATCGGCTTCCGGTCGATTGAAGAAGCGTTCAACAAGGAAACGATGGGCTATCGCTTCCTGAAGACCGAAATCCTCGAACTGTCGCTCGTCGCGATTCCGGCCAATGCCGGCGCGACGATTTCCTCGATTAAGTCGCTCGATCTGGCCGCTGCTGGCCCCCATCTGTCCCGCGCGAGGGACGTCCTGCCGATTGTGCGCGTAGCGAAAGACGCGCGACCGATGGAAAAGAAACCCTTCAGCGAACGCATTGCCGAGTTTGAAACCAGCCGCGCCGAGAAAGTGGCCCGCCTGGACGCCGTCCAGCAGAAAGCGACCGACGACCAACGCTCGAAGACGCCCGAGGAACGCAAAGAATTCGACGACCTGAAAGCCGATATCAAATCCATCGACGCGGAACTCGTCGACCTGCGCGACATGGAGAAGCTCATGGTCGCGCGGGCCGTCCCGGTGACGGCGGCGACGCCGGACGAGGCCAGCCGGCAGCGCAGCAACGTGCCGATCGTACAGATTGCGAGTCCGCTGCCGAAGGCGGCAGGGTTCATCCGGTTCTGTCAGGCGATGGCGGCGTGTCGCGGCGACCTGATGCAAGCCGAAGTGTTCGCCAAACGCTGGCACGATTCCTCGCCCGAAGTCGAACTCGTCCTGAAGGCCGCTGTCGCAGCGGGCACGACGACCGATGCAACGTGGGCGGGACCGTTGGCCCCGATCACGCCGTTGGCGTCGGCCTTCCTCGAACTGCTGCGGCCGGCGACGATTCTCGGCAAGGTCGACACGTTCCTCAAAGTGCCGTTCAACGTCTCCGTCCCGTCGCAGACCGGCGGCGGCACCTACAACTGGGTCGGCCAAGGGGCACCGAAGCCGGTCGGGACGCTGCAGTTCGGCACCGTCACGCTGACGATCCTCAAGGCGGCGGGCATCATCGCTATCACCGAGGAACTGGCGCGGACGTCGACGCCGGACGCCATCGGCGTGATTCAGCGGGACATGATTGCGGGGATTTCGCAGTTCCTCGACGTGTCGTTCATCGACCCGACGAAGGCAGCGGTCGCGGGCGTGTCGCCGGGGTCGGTCACGAACGGCGTGACGCCGATCACTACGGCCGGACCGACGCCGGCCAACGCCCGCACC